CTTTGCAAGCACTTAATGATTTTGTTAAAGCTACTGCAAAAGCTCGTGAAAATGCTCAAAAACGCATTGATAGTAGACGTAAGTCACAAGGTGTAGAACCTTACTACGGCCCTGCGGTTGGTACTGCACAAAACCCTATTAAACTAGACTAAAGGTAAGCATCATGGCGACTGTTTATGAATACAAAGGCGTATCCTATGAATTGCCTGATAGCCTATCAAAAGAAGATGCTTTAGCAAAGATTAAAGCTAGTTTAAGCGAGGCAGAACCTACTGCTCAACCTTCAGCACAACCTACGGCTGAAGCACCAAAAGAACAAGGTTTGGGTGATTTGCTTAGACGACAACTTGGCTTGGCTACTCGTGCTGTCGTTACTGGTGTTTCAGCTCCCGCAAACATTGTTACTGACTTTTTAAGCGGTGCAGTTAATGTTGGTGCAAACATTGTTGGATCAGAAAAACGTGCGCCTTATTTGTCTAAAGAACAAAGTAAAGGTTTAACACAAATTGGTGTGCCAGAACCTGAAACAGGTATTGAAAGAGCCGCACAAGCGGGTATGCAAGGTTTAGTTTCTGCGGGTGGCATGGCGGCAACTGCGCCTAAAACAATTTTTGGTGCTGATTTGGCTCGTCAACTCCCTGCCGCTACTGTTGCTCCTATGGCTGCACAACCTGTTGCAGAGATAACTAAAGAAATAACTGGTAGTGACTTAGCCGCAACAATAGCCGCTTTGGGTGTTTCTGGTGCTGTAGGTAAATATACGGGAGATGTTGCGGGGCGTATTGCAGCAGGTAAACAACCTACCACTACGATGGCTGATGTTCAACAAAAAGCAAGTCGTGCTTATACAAAGGTTAGCGATCAGGGGATTGAAATATCGGGTCAAAACGCCACAAGTCTTGTTGACAAAATAAAAACTCGTTTAGACGCTGTTGATTACATTCCAGAAAATGCCGCACCTGTTGCAAACATTCTGAATAAATACGAGAGCATACTTCAGCGTGGAAATATTACTTTTGACAACATTGAACAGATGCGTAGATTGGCAAATAATCTAAAAAGCAATCCAGATAAGAACATTCGTAGACTTGCAAGTGAAATGGTTGATAGCATTGATGACCACGTTGCATCGTTGTCTCCAAAAGATGTTGTTTCTGGTGCGGGTGGGATTGATGTTGCTGTTAAGACAATTATGGAAGCTCGTAAAGACTTTAGAAATCTTAGTCGTGCAACAACACTTCAAAATGTTTTAGATATTGCTGAAACTAAAGCATTAAATCCTACTGCGTCTGAAAGTGAGTTAATTCGTCAAGGATTTATTACGCTTGCTGCCAACAAAAGCAAAATGAGCCTGTTTAGCAAAGATGAGCAAAATGCCATTAAAGGGGTTGTTAAAGGTAGTTCATTAGACCCATTGTTGACTCTAATGGCTAAATTCAATCCGCAACGTAGTCAAATAATGGCTGGCGGAGCTTTTGCGGGTTCAATTGCAAAGCCAGAAATAGCAATTCCAATTGCTGCCGCAGGTTTTGGTGCAGATAAGTTACAAGCATTGTTGCGTAGACAGTCTGCTGAAAGTGCAATGAGTGGTTTATTAACAGGCACAACACCTAGCCCTCAACCATCTTATTACACTCGTGGCTTGTTAAGTACCATGATGAACGCTCCTCAGTAATGAAAGACTTTGCCGAAGCATTTGTTGCGGCAGTCTTTCTTGTTTGCTTTATTGTCTTTTGTAGTTACATCATTATTTGGGCGTATCCGTGAGATGGCTAGTAGCACTTGTTTTAACTCTATCGCTTCAATCTACAGGACAAGACCTCTGTAGTGTGCGTGAGTTTTATGCAATTGCTTATACGATCCACAACCCTTCAGAGCGTCATCAGCAAATGTCTATTTGGCTTACAAACCATCAGAAGTTATGCAAAAGTTCCGACTTTGTTGTGATTTGGAATAATTTGAGTGAATGGGCTGGTGCGGCTGATGGTGCAGAGTTAAGACATAAGGTTATTCAAGGATACAAAAACGCACTTGAGAGAGAAAAGAAATGATTACCTTGGACAAATATTATCCAATGGTTCAACCAAGGCGTGACATTGAAACTGTTGCATTTAATAAGGCTGTTGAGAAAGTTCAAGAAGAATACAAGCAAGCTGTTCAAGCAAACAAGATTGAAAAAGAAACAATAGAACTAGAACTAGAACTGTATAACAAGAAAGCTAGGGTCAACCAATTAGAGTTGGCAATGTTTAAAACTCGCAGATTAGACTTGTACGCATAAGGATGCACATGATTGACATGAAAGAAAAACTTACGTTCATTGTGACCATTATGGTGGCAATAACTTTGTGCCTTTGCTTGCTTGCTATGGTTGGCGCATTGCTTGTTGGTCTGTGGTCAAAAGAAGTTGAAAATGCAGAAATTTTTAAGATGCTCTCTCCCGCACTTATGACTATTCTTGGTGCATCTGTCGGTGTTCTAGCAGGTGTAAAAATGTCAACTAAAAACAAATGTAAGGACTGCGATGCTTGATATTCTTTCTGGTGGACTATTAGGTTCAATATTTGGCGGGGTATTTCGACTAGCCCCAGAGGTGCTGAAGTGGCTCGATAAGAAGTCAGAGAGGCAACATGAATTAGCACTTTTTTCTAGGCAATGCGATTTAGAGCAAATGCGTGGGCAAATGAAACTTGCAGAAATAGGCGCACAAAGAGAGGCCGCTATTGACGTAGGTGTCATGAATGCCTTTCAATCTGCCATAGAACAGCAAGCAACGATGGTTAAGGCGGCAGGTGGATGGGTAGCCTCACTTTCTGCTTCTGTGCGTCCTGTGGTCACTTATTGGGTGCTGTTTGTTTGGTCATTCATCCATGTCTGGTTTGCCTATAACGCATGGTTGGGTGGTGCGCCAGCTACTGAAGTCTTCAAAACAATGATGACTCCAGACTTTTCTGCTTTGTTGGCAGGAACAATAAACTACTGGTTTCTTGATAGAACTTTATCTAAGCGTGGTTTATGAACTTAGAGTTGGCAGCAGAACTATGTATAAGGTTTGAGGGCTTTAAAAGCAAGCCCTACCTTTGCCCTGCTAACGTACCGACAATTGGCTATGGGTCTACCTACTATGCCAATGGTACTAAGGTCACGTTAAATGACCCTCCAATGAGCCAGAAAGAGGCTTATGCGCTGTTAATGGTTGAGCTAGAGCATACCTACCTACCAGGCGTTGTCAGAAACTGCCCCATTCTTCTGACAGATGAAAAGAAGTGCAATGCCATCGTGGACTTCTGCTACAACCTTGGCACAGGTAGGCTCCAAACATCTACTCTCAAGCGGAAAATCAATGCCCAAGATTGGGAAGGGGCTAAAGAGCAACTGATGTTATGGAACAAAGGCGGTGGTAAAGTTCTAGCAGGTCTGACAAAGCGCAGAGTTGCTGAGTGCGCCTTGTTAAATTAAACTGTAACAATACTTGTATAAGGTGTTGAAATGTCGAACATTCCTACGCCAGAACAATCACAACTGTTTGCACAAAGTGTCAGAAAGTGGCAACAAGTGCTGAGTTTGGGTGATTGGAGAATAGAGAAGGGAAGTAAGCCAGCTAAATCAGCTATGGCCTCTGTTGAGTTTACTCCCGCTGCAAGACTTGCTGTTTATCGTTTGGGTGATTTTGGTGCTGAGAAAGTCACCCCAGAATCTCTGGATCAGACTGCTTTGCATGAGTTACTTCATGTGTTTCTACATGACCTCATGACTGTGGCACAAGACCCTAAATCATCTCAAGATGAGATTGAAATGCAAGAGCATAGGGTCATCAATTTGCTAGAAAAATTATTGTTCAAGGATTATCATGGTATCAACTAATGGTTTAAATTCTTGCACAGATGAGCAGTTCTTAGATTTGTGGGACACGCACCGATCTGTTACAAAAATAGCAAAGATTTTAGGCATCACTGAGAGAGCCGTTAACTACCGCAGACGCAACATGGAAGAAACCCATGAGGTCAAATTAGGCGCAAATGACTCTCGTAGTGCTAAATATGATGCTAAAAGACCAAAATCTTTTTCTCCTTTAAAACAAGTAGAACTTGGAATGTTAGATGGGTGCGTAATTGTTTTCTCAGATGCCCACTTCATACCTAGTCAACGAACAACAGCGTTTAAAGGGCTTCTATGGGCTATACAGCAGTTTAAACCCAAGGCGGTGATATGTAATGGGGATGCGTTTGATGGAGCGTCTATATCAAGGCATGACGTTACTGAACTTCCTCAGACTTCTGTCATCCAAGAACTCAAAGCTACGCAAGGTGCGTTGGGTGAGATTGAGGAAGTAGCTAAAGCTGCTAGACACAATGTAAAACTCCTATTTACATGGGGTAATCACGATATTCGCTTTGGTAATCGTTTAGCGCAACACGCACCACAATTTAAAGAAGTGCAAGGATTTAAGCTGACAGACCATATAACCGAGTGGGACTTTTGTTGGGCAGTATGGCCTACCGAGCAGTGCATTATTAAGCATCGATATAAGGGTGGAATCCATGCCACACACAACAACACTGTAAACGCTGGTGTGTCAATTGTTACTGGACACCTTCATAGCCTTAAAGTGACCCCTTTTAGCGACTATAACGGGGTTCGGTATGGGGTAGATACAGGTACTTTAGCTGAGACTGATGGCCCACAATTTAACTATGCTGAGATAAACCCTAACAACCACAGATCGGGCTTTGCGGTGTTAAACTTCTTCAATGGTCAGCTTTTATGGCCTGAACTCGTCCACAAATTTGATGAGGACATGATCCAGTTTAGGGGTGAAGTGATTGATGTAGGTGCATTTTGAGTGCATGGCTAATAATCTTGA